GTATGGCGGCGGTACGCTGGGCATCGTTTCTCACGACAGGCGCTTTCCTGCTGAACAAGAACGCGATAGTGGACTCAATGATGCCCATGGCGGTTAGCCCACGACCTTCGAGGCGGCGGGGTGGTTGGGGTTCCCCGGTGAAGTCGGCGCAACTGCCACCGTGGCCTTGATCTCCATACCGAGCGCGTTTGCAAATGCCGCATAGTGGGCCTGGGCACGCGCCGCGTTTCCTGCGTACTCGACGTCCTTGCTGAACATGCGGTACAGGATGTAGTCGATCAGGGGGCCTGCAAAGATTTCCGGCAGCTCCAGCGTTGTCGTGGCGACGTTACTGTAGGTTCCACCGTCGGCGGCTTCAGCGATGTCGGTTGGTGCCTTGGCGTAGACAATATCCAGCGATGCGCCCGACGACGCTGCTGGCGGGTACACGTAGAACGTACGCGGGTCGCGCGGGTCGTACATGAAGTGCTTGATGGCGGTCACGCCAGTCAGGGTGTGCCAGCTTGGAATCTGAGCATCCAACACTTCGCGGCTGGTCAGCCGGACAGCACTCCCGCCCGTGTTACGCACGACCTCGATCAGCTTGAGACCGCCGGTCGGCAGGGCCTGCTTGCTGCCAGCGACAAGTGTCACCGCAGCGTTGGTCGACAGGGCGTCCGGTCGCTGGAGAACGATCTCGCGCTGCCCGTCGTTGTAGTACCGGCAGGGTTCACTGATGGGCCAGCGGATCGAGGTTATGTCTTGAGCGATCTCGACGACGCGGCGAATGATGGTCTGTGCGGTTGTGGTCATGGTTACTCTCAGGCAAACGGTTTCATGCGAACAGCCGCTGGTCCAACCAGACGGCCCCTATTGGCTTCGATGCGGGCTCTGTTGATGAAGTACCGGAACCGGCTGTGGCTCTCGGTGGTCAGGGCGCTGTCGCTGAATGCTGTGCCGGGAATACCGGCCAATCGGAAAGCCGCGCCAGCCACGATAGCTTCAGCCCATGTCGTGTACAGGCTGTCGGACACCTGTGTTGCGGATCGTGTCGGCTTGATGGCAACCCTGACCGTCAACATTTCTGCGCTTGCGGCAGCAATGTTCGGTGTTGGGTACAGCGTGACCGTGCCATCTTCCACCACGGATGCGATTCGAGGGTTTCCCGTCGCGGCGTACTCTGTGCCAGTCGGGTTGTTGTACACCAGCGGGGTATCCACAAGCACCGGCTCGACTTGCGTCAGAAGTCGCGTCCCGCTCCAGATTTTGATAACTCTGGCAATCTCAGTATTGAGCGGAAGCGTGATCGTGTACGTCTGCTGGTCAGGGTACAGGGCCACTGGGTCAGTTACGACCTGGACAGCCTGTGTTTCTTCGCAGAACTCTATTGCAGAGTCCAGTAGGGCTTGCTCAGCAGTCGGGTAGGGGCACCCCGGAACCAGGGGTAGCAACCGCGACATGAACACATCTAGTGATTGCATGGGTGTCCCTTGTGAAAACGCCCCAGGTTTGAGGCCTGGGGCGATTCTAACGCGTTAGCGTAGTTTGGGCAATCAAGCCCCGAGCAGCGACACCCAGGTGGTTGCGCTGACTTTTCGGAACGTGGCTGCCTTACCGGCCCCCACCGCAAACGAGGCGCTGGCGGACAAAGCGTCGATGATTTCCGAGCCAGGGGGATACACCGCGAGGGCGTTGGCTCCCTGGTTGTAAACCTCGATCACATCACCCGCCTCGCTGGCCGGGAGAACGACGCCAGAGCTGGCGGCTGCGGTGCCGATGACGTTGACATTGGCCGTCAACGCGGTAGCGGTGGCTTGGGTCGTGCCTGCGGCGCTGACTCCGGTCGCGACGTCGCCAAGAATGGCGGCAGCCGTGTTGCCGAAGATACCGGCCTGAACGAGTGCTTTTTTCTGCGTCATGTTCTACTCCTTGAAGGAGCAAGGCGGGGACCCGAAGGCCCCCTCCCTGCGATTAGGCCACGATGCAGAGTGCCAGGGCTTCGGGCTTGACAACCTTGAAGCCGTACACGTTCAGCGAACGGATGTAGTCGCCGAAGTCGTTCGGGTTGCGGATCGTCTCCATCTTGGTGATCTGCGAGGCGAACGTCAGGGCCGACTTGTGACCGGCGATGATGGCGCGACGCTTCAGACCGCTGATGGAGGTGATGCTGTTCTCCGAACCGTCGCCAGACAGCCACGGGGTGTTCGAGCCAGCGATGGCCTTCGGCAGCTGGTTGGTCACATACACCTTGAAGCGGTCGATGGCACCGATCAGGCCGTTGCGAACCATCGAGGTGCTGTCGCCCATGAACTGAGCCTGCGCCAGGTTGGATTGCATCAGCAGCGAGCGGGTGTACGGGTCCAGCACCAGCCAGCGATCCGACTCGGGAATGTTCTGCTCGTCCAGGATGGACGCCATTTCCAGAATCTTCTGCAGCACGTTGCTGGTCGTCAGCGTCACGGGAGCCGTGTCGGTACCCATGTTGAAGCTGGCCGACTTGGCACCAGCGGTCGCGCCTTTGTTGGAGGACGAGCCACCAGTGAAGGTGTTGTACCAGCTGTTGGAGTCGATGGCCACGCGCATCTGCTGGGCGGCATCGGTCGAGAAGGTGTCGATCAGGTTCGGTTGAGCCTGATACGCCAGCACGTCGTTCACCTGGAAGGCGAAATACTTGCCCTTGTCGATCACGAGTTCCTGCGTGTCAGGCGTAGGGGCCTGGTACGACAGGGTAGAGCCAGCCGTGTAGTTCGACACGGTGATGCTCGGAGGCGTATTGATGATGACCTTGTCGCCCATGCCGCTGATGTCGCCCTGCCAGTTCGTGTTGCACACGTCGGCGAACGTCGAAGCTGCATAGAACTTCGCGTTCATCTTGGACGACCAGACGACCGGGATGAAGGTACCGGAGTACGCCGGGCTGGTGTTGAAGGGGGAGCCTACCGGGAAGGTGGCTGCTGCGGTTACGGTGGTCATTTCAGTTCCTTACACAGGCGTGTACTGCGGACGTCGGGCGACAATGCGACCCTCTGCCATGGCAGCGTTGATGATTGCTTCCGCCCGAACCGCCTCGTCCTCCCGACCCCGGTACTTGCCCTGGCGCATGTCGTTGTAGAACGACTGCACTTCGGCTTCCGTGATGAGAGGTTTGCCGCCCTGTTGACGGGGCTGCGGAGCGTTGACGGTGGGTGGAGCGACTTGACGTTCCAGTTGTTGCGACGCAGAAGGGGTCGGGCTGGCTGATGCGGGGTTCTGGAGGTTCTTGTAGGTCAGGAAAATCCTGGCCACACGTGCGACGTCCATTGCTCCTGCGGCTGCCGTGAGTGCTGCCTGACGAGGGGCTCCGTAGACCGGGTCCACCTCACCCAACCAGGCGAGGAATCCAGGGTCTTCGTTCAACGTCTCGTAGTCAGGTACCGCCGTGCCAAGTCGGTCGTAGAAGACCTCCTCTGCCGTACGGCTGACCTCACGAGATGTGCCTTCCAGGCGCTGCTCAATGGCGGCGATGCGTGCATCGAATGACTTGGCGGCTTGACCAAACATCGCTTCCGCGACGCGCTGGACCATGTCGACCATGTCTGCGCCAAACACTTCTGCATCCTTGGGGTCCAAGGGCACTTCCGGCTTTTCTGCGGGCTTTGCGTTCAGCTTTGCGGTCAGGTCGGTGACCTGCTGCTCAAGAGCTTCGCTACGCGATTTCAAGTCCCTGACGTGGCTGTTGTGGATACCCTGCAACGTCTTGTACTTGTGTTCCCACGAGTCCTGCGCAGGGGCCTTTGGGGCCGCTTGCGGGCTTGCGGGCGCGGTGGTTTCCGCTGGTGCCGGGGTCTCAGACCCTGTGACGGCCTCTGCCGGTGGAGGTACAGGCGGCTCCGCCGCTGCCGCTGGCGCATTGATCTGCGTCAGGATAGATTCAGCGTGGTCGAGCTGGGCTTGTACTTGTTGGGGCAGTGTCATCGTAAAACTCCTGGGCGGTTAGCCTGTCAGGTTGAAGTTCCAACCTTGCGGTTGGGGGAACCGGTTGCGCCGTCAAGCTCTGCGATGAGGTTCTGCAGATATTGCGCCCGGCCTTGGGCTCGGCGCAGCTGCTCCACATCGTTCATCTTGACTAGCACGGTGATCGTTTGCTCTAAATCCGACGACAGGATTTCACGCAGCTTCGGTTGCGACCGAGCGACGGATTCAAAAACCTGCTGACGAATGTTAGTGGGCATTTACTTTCTCAATTAACGCGAGCCTAGCGCATCTAACACGTTAGTGTCAAGAGCCTTTCGCTCCAAAATTGTCGACAACGGGCGCTCCATTCATGAGCTGCTTCTGGCCGGGCGGCTTTTCCGGGGTGCCTTGACCAGGTTGACCCTGGCCCAGCATGGCGGCTTGTTGCTGTTGCAGAGCGGCGGCTTTCAGACGCATCACGACCTCGGTGTCGGAGGGCACGATGTCACCCGAGTTCATGTCCAGGGTGCTGGTTACCGAGCGCACCAGGGAGGCCATGCCTTCGGGGCCGATCATCTGCTGGATCACCGGGCTGTTGAGCATGATCTGCAGGAACTCGTTGCGACGGACCTGTGCCGCGTCCTTGGTTGCCAGTGCCAGCGCCCCGCATGCGACGACGTTCAGATCGCCGTGGATGTCCGGATCACCGACGTAACGCATGACAAAGTCGAACGCGCTCTCAACGATGGGCGTGATGACGTGAATGTCGATGCTGGAAACCTGGCTCTTGATGGTTTTCCCAGCGTTGCCGATCATCATGCTCATGCCTGACGCGGTGCGCCCTGCCCCGTTTGCCCCCTCGATGCCCGCCATATAGCGAGGAATCCCGGTATATTCGTCGGCCAACTGGCTGAACTTCTCAAACACGGCCATCAGCTCGCTGGCATTGCTTGTCGGCTGGAAGAACCCCATCGGAGCCGCGCTGGACCCCATCGGGTCGCTGGTCGTCTGCGTGATCTTCCACGGGAAAATCTGCGTGATGTCCTCTCCAGCAGGGAGTCGATCCACGTTGACCCACACTTGCGGACCAGAGGCGATGCCGAGGTTGTTGGACAGTGCGCGAGCCGCTGCGTTACACATGTCTTGGCAATCAGACATGGTGTCGTACAGCGACAGGTTCCAGAAAGCCCCCGGCTGGCGCTTGAAGCTGTCTGAGAAGTAGGGCCTGCGGGCCAACGGGTCCGAGTTGATGGCAGCTTTGATGACCCAGTTTCCGATCAGCCAGGCTTCCACAGCGTAGACCTTGTTGGGGTCAGGTACCTCCTGCTCCGTCATGCCCCATTCCAGCAGCAGCTTGCCTGGCAGGTCACCCCAGTATTGGAGCGCGTCGATCAGATCAGAGCTTTGCTCCAGCGGGGTCGTGGTGCGCCCCTCCGCCGTCGACCGCTCGGTGTCGATGGCCAGCCAGTCGTGCAATCCGTTGATCGCGTGCTGGTCCAGCACCTGGTTGATGGCGTCCTCGCTGTACCCGTCAACTCCGATCAACTCGGTAAGGGCTTGGGCCGTCATGCGGTGGCGCTCAATCAGGTAGCCGTCCTGCGTACTCCGGTTCCACGGAGACGGGTAGATCATCAGCGGGTCGGTACGCTCCCAGCAGGGTTTGTTCTCAACGGCAACTTTCGGCACAGACTTACCATCCTTGCCCTGAGCCCACTTGAGCACGCCCTTTTTGCGCACCACTGGTCCCTTGATGAAGGCCGTCTTGAACACGAACAGGTCGTCCAGGAACGCGTCCAGCGCCTCGTAGAAGCCGCCTTCGCTGAGCATGTCGTCGATCTTTTTCTCGGCACGGGCGCACTGCGCTCGCGCTTCGATCTCGGCCTGGGCCACCGCGTGCGTCTTGGCATCGCGCAGCAGCTGCATGACTTCTTCCTGCGTCATGGGCATCGGGCCTTGCTCAGCCTCGAATACCAGCTGCGCAGCTTGCGCCAGGATGGTCTGCTGTGTTTCAGGTGGGAGTTCGGGCACGGGGGACGGTCGAAGCAGCCACGGTTTTTCACCTTCTGCCCCGAGAAGGACATCGCCAAGCAGCGCCTTGGCTTGCCTGGCCTTGGTGGCGAACAGCATCATGTAGATTTCAGAGCTGTTCTGGTCCTTCAGAACACGCAGCTTCTCCGGGTCATACTCTCCACGCATGGAACGCAGCGCCCGCAGCATCTGCTGCTCAGGCTCCCGGCG